CATCTAGCCCAGAAGATGGTCAAGTCTGGTACGACGTTGAGACTGGTAAAATGTATGTCTATATACCAGACGGTACTAGCTCTCAATGGGTGCAAGTTGCTACAGCACCTCAAGGACCGACCGGGCCGACCGGGCCAACCGGTCCAGAACTAGACGTAAGTACAATAACTTTAGATGATTTTGAAAATGTATCTTTTACAAACTTACAAGGCGGAGACCTTCTTGCATATGATTCTGATATATCAACTTGGGTCAATGTTAGTTCTCTTGATGGAGGAACACCATAATGGCTATTAATTTTCCAAATTTTCCTACTTTAAATCAGATATATACTTACGCCGGAACAACCTACGTTTGGAGTGGCACAGTTTGGGATGTGCAATTTGCTCAAATTGTAGGTCCAACCGGATCAACTGGTGCAGCCGGACCAACTGGTAGTCAAGGAATTCGAGGTGCAACTGGTGCAGCCGGACCAACTGGTGCAACCGGATCAACTGGTGCAGCCGGACCAACTGGTGTAACTGGGCCAACGTCAACAGTCCCGGGACCAACTGGTGCAACAGGACCTGCCGGATTAACTGGACTTAAAGGTGCAACTGGTGCAACAGGCTCTCAAGGTTTAGGTGTCACGGGTGCAACTGGTGCAACGGGACCCGCAGGAAACGCTGGCCCTACTGGCCCAACAGGAGAAGTAGGTCCTGCCGGATTAACTGGACTTAAAGGTGCAACTGGTGCAACAGGTGCTACCGGTGCAGCCTCAACTGTAGTTGGACCAACTGGTGCATTAGGACCAACTGGTGCACAAGGACTTCCTGGACCAACTGGAGTTATGGGACCGATGGGCGGCACTGGTCCTGCTGGAGCAACGGGTGCTCAAGGATTAACTGGACTTCAGGGTGCAACTGGTGCAGCATCAATCGTAGCGGGGCCAACTGGCGCTATTGGCGCTACTGGTGCTCAAGGGTTGCAAGGTCCAACCGGTCCAACTGGTGCAATGGGTGCTTTAGGACCAACTGGTGCAACCGGATCAACTGGTGCAGCCGGACCAACTGGTGCAACTGGTGCAATAGGTGAATCACTAGAGATATTAGATACTTTTACAACTTTATTAGAGCTTGAGACCGCACATCCTACGGGCTCTACAGGCGATGTTTATTCTGTCGGCTCGGAGTTATATATTTGGTCTACAATTTCCTCTTCTTGGGAGAGCCTAGGGGAGTTAACTGGACCAACGGGTGCAACCGGACCAACGGGTGCAACCGGTGCACAAGGAGACATTGGAGACACCGGCCCCGCAGGAGCTGAGGGGGACACAGGAGATATGGGCCCAACAGGACCCGCTGGTTTTCAAGGTAACACTGGAGCCACAGGAGCTACTGGACAACAAGGGCAAGTGGGCCCAACTGGACTTCAAGGATTTCAAGGAGCTACTGGACAACAAGGGCAAGTGGGCCCAACTGGACTTCAAGGATTTCAAGGAGCTAAGGGTGATCAGGGGGATGTAGGCCCAACTGGACCAACTGGTGCCACCGGTGCAGCCTCAACTGTAGTTGGACCAACTGGACCAACAGGCGAGCGAGGAGAAGTCGGTCAACGGGGTGACACCGGTGAGACTGGACTAACAGGTCCAACTGGACCAGATGCAGTCTACTTTACAGGTAGTGCTCCACCAGAGTCACCAGAAGAAGGGGACATATGGTTTAACTCTGATTTAGGAGGTACGTATCTTTATTACGACAACTTTTGGGTCGGAGTTGGCGGCGGAACGGCTTATGGTAATTGGAGCTACATAAATTCTAATAAAGTTGCGCTACCAAATGAAGGATTCTTAGCGGATACAACGTTTGGATCTTTTACTATTATTCTTCCAGAAGCACCTCAGATCGGCGAGTCTATTGCTATAATTGACTTAGGAAACTCATTTAAGAGAAACGGTCTTATTTTATCTGGGGGCGCAGAAAAAATAGAAGGAAGAACAGACAACATGGTCTTAAACGTTAACAGAGCATCTATAGTCATTAGATATATAAGTTCCTCATTTGGATGGAGAATAGTGTAGTGACTCAATTTTTATCAAACTTTAATCAAGAATTTAAACCAGCTCAAGAATTCACTGACCCAGTAGGCAAGCTTAGAGTCTCACAGTCGGTTGCCCTGATTGATACTGACTTTGAGTATGGCTCCCAGTCAACCAAGTGGGAATCTCTGTCTATGACAAACAACAGGCCTTTTGCATTTAGCACGGCTATTCCTTTTAAAAATATTGCTTCTATGACCATGCCTCAAGAAACAAACGTAGTTACTGTAAATTTAACAGTAAAAACACGAACCGTTAATAATATAGCAACGTCACAGCCCGCGGCAGGATATGTTACTTACACAACTTCTACTGACCACGGGTTTATTATCGGAGAGTACGTAGAAATAACTAACGTTACTGCTGCTTACATCGGCTTGTATCAGATAGTAGAAATAGCATCTCCAACAACTTTTGCTGTTGCGAATTCTAGTACTTCTTCAGCCATAGACCAAAATGGAACTGCAGTTTCAGGTTACGCCCCGCCAACCGGGTCAATTATAACCATAATAGATACTTTAGTTAAGCCCGCAGACGGAACCTATCTAATTGAAGAGGGCGGCGGTACTAATCAGTTCAGTTACTATGCTACCGCTCAAAATAGTACTCTAATTACCTCAATAGTCGATCTCAGGAAAACTGCAATCTTTTCAGCTACTGCTTATGCAGCTGCACCCATAGGCACAAACCCAACAGTAATCTATGACAACAAAAAAATAACTGTAGAAACTGATGTACCACACGGGTTGTCAATTGGAAATCCTATTGCTTTAACTGGAACAACTTCATCTACTAATGCACCAAACGGTTCTTGGACGGTTGCAACGGTTCTTAGTCCAACAGTTATAGAGTTTTATGTATACTTTGCACCCACCGGAGTTATAGGTGGAACCGCAAAATTATACGTTAGGCCTCAAGGTACTTTTGCCCATCGTCCATTTGATGGTGGAGTAATTTTTTCTTCTAACGGAAACTCAAACAACCAACAAGCTATTAGACAGACCCGTAGATACTTCAGGTATCAGTCTGGTAAGGGTATTCAGTATAGTTCCGGAAGTCTACTAAAACCATCATTCCAATTAGATGAGCTATCCTGCGCTGATGACACAATTACAATTCAAACAAAAGAGCAACACAACTTAATTCCTGGCGCAGAGATAAACATCATAAACGCAAGTACCACTTTGTACAACGGGACTTATATTGTTGATTCAGTGCTAACATATAATAAATTTACTGTTAAAACTGAGGTCCCACTACCGACAAGGGCAACTGGTCGGTACTATATTACAGTTAGCGGTTGGACCGGTTCAGTTGTTAGAGCTGGACTATTTGACGAACAAAATGGAATCTTTTTCGAGTATGACGGTGAGACTCTATACGCAGTCCAAAGAAACTCTACGTATCAAGTCTCAGGGAGAGTTTCTGTAGTTCAAGGCGAAAACATAGTGGAGCAAACAGGAGTAGATTTTCCTACTAGCTTCAATAGTCAAATAGATCCAGGAGACTACATAGTTATTCGTGGACAGTCATATAAAGTATTGAGCATAGAAAGCGATACAAGTTTAACTATATCTCCTTCCTATAGAGGAGTTCCTGCTGAATACGTAATAATGTCAAAAACTTTTGACAAAAAAATTCCTCAGTCGCAGTGGAATATAGATAAATCTGATGGTACAGGTTTTTCTGGGTATGACATTGACTTAAATAGAATGCAAATGCTTTACATTGACTACTCATGGTATGGTGCTGGAGCAGTCCGCTGGGGATTCAGGGCAACTGAAGGTGAAATAACCTATGTGCACAAAGAGATAAACAACAACGTAAACTTAGAAGCCTACATGCGTTCAGGTAACTTGCCAGCTAGGTATGAGACAAATACCACACCGGTATACACAAAAATAACCGGAAACCTAGGGTTTGAAGACACGACGCTAACCGTTGCATCTACTGAGCGATTTAATGATTCTGGAACTATTACAGTTAGAACTGGATCTAAAGTAGAGACAATGAACTATCTAACAAAAACTCCTACTCAGTTTAATGGGTTACAGCGTGCAAAACTTGGAAACCCATCTATATTACTAGAAATTTTAACTGGATCTTCAATCGGTACAGTAGCAAATATTGAAGACTTAGTAGATGTTCAAGTAGGGCAAAGAGTTATCTCACCTAGTTTTCCAGAGGGAACCTTTATTACAGACGTTACGGGTAGCGTTATAACTTTTAGTAAGGCAGCTACTACTTCAAACCCATCAGATGTAATTTTTGCACCAATGAGCTCGGTAGAACAGTCTTTTACCTACTCGGAGTCAGCCCCGGTAATTGTAGAGAACGCTTACCCGGAGTTCTCACCGACAGTCTCCCACTGGGGTACGTCGGTAATTATGGATGGTGGTTTTGATGATGATAAGTCCCTCGTATTTACGTATGGACAAAGAAATACTATCACAATAGTGTCTGGAGACACTAGATCACTGTTTTCGATTAGAGTAGCGCCTTCGGTAGACAACGGTATAACTAGCGAGTATGGCGGTAGAGAAGTTGTAAACAGGATGCAATTAATCCTAAGAAGTCTAGGAGTCTCTTCTCGTAGTACTGGAAACTTTTTGGTTAGAGCGGTACTAAATGGTACTCCAGCTACAACCCAAGACTGGACTGATGCTATTGGAGGAGTCGGTGCTCAGGCTAACTCATCCTTGGCTCAGATTGCTGACTACAGTACAAAAGACATCCCTATTTTTGGTGGAGAAGTTGTTGCTGGATATTTTGTTTCTGGTACAGATTCTCTTGATTTATCTCTAGTTAGAGATCTTGGAAACTCTATTTTAGGTGGAGGTAGTCAAAAAGTTAATGAGCAGATATATCCAGATGGACCGGATGTGCTAACAGTTATTGTTACTAATACGGGAACAGCAAGCGCTCAACTTTTGGGAAGACTGTCCTGGACTGAAGCACAGGCATAATAATGGCTCCGTTAAATTTTCCAGATTCCCCCTCAGTAGGGCAAAAATTTATAGCATCAGAGAAATCTTGGATTTGGAATGGTGTAGTCTGGGAGCTTTTTGGCGCTATATCTGTAGGACCTCAAGGACCAACAGGAGCTCAATCAGTGGTTCCAGGCCCAACGGGACCCACCGGATCTATTGGTTTTGATGGGCCAACGGGGCCAACTGGCGCTCCAGGACTTGACGGGTCGGGGGTTACAATCCTTGGGACTTTAGCTAATACTGGACTATTACCAACCAGTGGAAATACTATTGGCGATGCATATGTTATTGGAGATGACTTACACGTCTGGGCTGGGACAGCGTGGCAAAATATTGGACCAATTAGAGGACCAACAGGTCCAACTGGAGCAACTGGACAGAGGGGTTTTGACTCTACAGTTGTTGGACCAACAGGTCCAACTGGACCGCAGGGTGCAACTGGTACTGCTGGAATTGGATATGATGGAATAACTTTATCGATAGTTGGATTTACTGGCGTAACTCTAACTGGAAATTTAAATAAAGTTGGAGCAATAATAGTAGGATCTACTGTAAGAATTATCTCTAACTCGGATCCTGAACTTTTTGCAGACGGAACAATATTTTCTATTACAGGGCTAGAAGCATCAATTACTATTTTTTATAATCAAACGGGTGGAACTCTATCTTCTCTGTCAAACCCAAAAATAAGTCTTTCTGCTTTGCAAGGTATAAAAGGTGAAACCGGTCCAACCGGACCAACCGGACCTACTGGAGCAACCGGACCAACTGGACCAACAGGCGCTACAGGTGCAACAGGAAACGTTGGGCCAACAGGTCCAACCGGTATAACTGGACCAACGGGTCTAACAGGAAACAGCGGAGCGCAGGGAGTTGTTGTTGCGTCTTTACCGATAGCATATGATGGCGCTAGTCAAACAGTTAGTATGCCTTCTGGTTTTGTTTTCTATACCACTGCATCGGTCCATAGAAAACTATTTGTAGGAGTTCAACCTACATCACCACAAACAGGGGATGTTTGGATTCAGATATAAACTATGAGACTTAGAGACGTATACATAAGTTTAGAGGTGATTTAGTTGTCAATAAACGTAACTAAAACATTTAGCGGATCCTCTGCGGTTCTTTTGCGACTTCAAGCCTATCAAGAAAGCGCAACAACAACTTCGGTTACGGTTCGCTATATTTTAACGATTGAAAGACCGAGTGGGTCAGGATTTTTTGCTTTAGCAGGATCTGGAAACTCTTCTTTTGTTACAACAGGTACTCCAACAGGTATAACTACTAATAATTTTACCTATGACTTTAGGTCTCCTACAAACACAAGAGTGTTTGAGATTAGATCAGCAACAAGAACAATAAACATAACCGGCAGCACAAGCATAACAGTGAGCGCTACAGCAAGTCAGCCTCAAGCGGGAAGTATCGGATCCGCAACAACTGCTAATAGAACTTTTACTATTACAGCCCTTACGCCACCCACTCCAGCTCCAAGTTGGGATACTACTTCTTTTAGTGAAATAGCAAGAGTTGATTCATCAGTATTTTTTCAAGTATCTGCAAACAATACAAGCAGCTATGCTATAGCTTCTGGTAGTCTACCCCCGGGATTATCCCTAAACTCATCAGGATTTATTACTGGAACTGCGTCTGCAGGAAGTTCCCAAGCTTTTTCGTTTGTTGTCCAAGCATCCGGATCCGGTGGTACTACAAACTCCAATACATTCTTTATAACAAGACTACAACCACTACCAACCTGGTCAGATAACACCTTAAATACTACTAATTTAAGAGTTGGACAGGCTTTTGCTGACTCTGTTTCAGCCAACAACGCAACTTCATACAGCGTTAATGGTTTACCACAAAATGGAATATCTTTTAGCGGTGGTGTATCAAGCGCAACAGTTAGCGGAACACCAACATCAACATCTAGTTTCTCATTTACAATAACTGCAGCTAACTCCGATGGAGATACAATATCTCAAAGTTATACCTTTACCCCCCAACCGAGTTTACCGGTTTTTACAGATTCTACTCTATCTACAACTACAGTAAAAGTAAATCAAAATTACTTAGACGGAGTATCTGCAACAAACGCAACTAGCTATGCAGTACATAGCGGAGCTTTGCCTGCTGGAATACAGTTAGACACACAGGACGGCGCAATTTTTGGAGTCCCAACAACAGTCGGTAACTATGTATTTGTTATAAGAGCAACTAACTCTATAAATGAATCTGTATTTACTGGATCACTATCTTTAACGGTTCAACCGGCTGGCGCAGGGAAAGTTTGGAATGGCGCTGCTTGGGTTCAAGCCCCGTTTAAAGTTTGGAACGGTGCTGCCTGGGTGGAGGCACCAGTAAAAGTTTGGAACGGTGCTGCCTGGGTGGATCCTATTGGCTAGTAGGAATCTTTTAATTTTCTTGATTCAGTGAACCAATCTGTCTGAGTTTCAACGGTTACAACTGCTTTAGGTGGCAAAGAGTATCCCTGAAGTTTTGCTGCAGCGCCCTGACCCGTAAGACCCATTGCCCTGTCACCTATCTTACGGTGGAATGCAATTTGAGTCATTGCACGCTCCCCGCGAGTATCGCACCATCTCCTGTATTGAACAAACACTTCAGATAGCAGAACAGACGCGCCTTCGGATTTATTAAGCTCTTCCTCGAAGAAAAGACCTAGCCTATCTTCGTTCTTTCTATAGATATCTGCAGCATCTCTAACAACGCTGCACCACCCAAGACCATCTTTAGACGGAGAGTTTAGGTACTTAATTGCACCATCAACGGCCCAAGCTAGAGCAGCAGGTAGTCCGCCTTCTGGGTCTGAAAGATATGGACGAAGATCTTTATCTGGGACATCCGGGATGTTGGTTAGCGGTACAGGCCTAAGTCGACGCCACATCGCATCGTCTGTAATAATAGGTCTGTGGTTGGTTGTCACCCACAGCTTCCCCTGAGACCTAAATGTGAACGGACGTTCTCCAGGAGATCGACCTTGAAGTGTTCCAGAACCAGTCATCTTCTTTACTTGGTTTTCTTTGAGACGCTCTGACTCTGGAAGTTCATCTACCCATATCATGCGGCGGCCTCTAAGCTCTGCCATGTGATATTCATCTGTTCTATTGGCCTGACCATCACCTGCAGCTAGCACGGAAGAGTCTAGGGTCCAAGAATACTCCTGAGTGCCCAAGGCGTTAACAATTGTTTCAACAAATGTAGTTTTACCAGATCCAGGTGGACCGTAAACCAAGAAAAGAACATCCTGATTGTTCATGCCAGTTAGGGTATACCCTACGGCTCTTTGTAGCCAATCCTGGAACTCTTTATCTCCGCCTGTAACAAAATCTAAGAACTGCTCAAAACGAATGTTCCTAAGTCCAGGGTTGTACGAGACTGGAGCACGCCTTGTGATGTAAAGATCTGGACGCCCGGTAAGTAGCTCTCCACTACGAAGATCTACGACACCGTTTTTAACTCCAAGCAGGTGGGTATCACCGTCCCACTTATCAACAGAGGCAACTATTCGCTTATCGGACGTAGCACTTTTTATCATGTTTGATATTCTGTTATTAGATTTTGCTTGCTTTGCCCAATTAATAATTTCGTTGACTTTAGGATTTTTATGGTCGTAGTTCTGAACCTCAGCTGCAATCACAGGAGCAATTCTTTTAGATAGCTCTTGTAGTTCTAGGTTTTCTTGGTCCGGCTTCCAATAATTGCCTTCCCAAAAAAACCAACCTAACCCCGGTGTGTATCTAATTGCAGACGAAAAAGTGTCTACTAGTCGTCTGCTGTTTCCAACATCTGTAAAACTTCTATCACCCATAGTACCGCCGTCTTCAGCGTCTACGGCATCCTGGTCTTTAGGCAGGTCTATGTTCCCTCCGCCGATAGCATCAGCTACAGACATCCCGGTTTTTACAAGTTTCGTCACTCGATCGCCAACAAACTCTTGACCAGCTGGTCCTACAAACTCCGAGTCTTCCGAGTCTAGACCGTCTTCTAGCTCTGCAACTAAAACTTCTTCAGAAGATTTTACACCTTCCAGTTGCATTTTTTTGGCTAAATCCAGTGCTCTAGATTCGCCCATAAATTCAGATATGCCACTCCAAGCTCTTTCTGCTTTAGAGGCCAGCGGGTGCTCGGCTACCCAGTTGATTGCACGATTCACATGCATAAGCAAAGAGTTAGGTCCCTCTAGTGCCATAGGAGGTCTAATTTTTTCGTGATTAAGCCTAATTAAAGTTGTTTCAATAGCGTTTCTTGACACCGAGTCAGTACCAATTTTATTTGCAAGTGCGCAGGCAAGTCGGTAAATTTCTACCGCTCTCTCGCCCTCAACCAGCCCCTCCTCCATTATTTTTTCAATGTCTACTCTTTCACCGCTCCACTCAAGATCGCCAAGCGCCTCCCAGTCGCCATCGCGCAAGTAGCTAGACGCAGTACCGCTGTAAGCTGTTACAGTAGAGCTTTTTTGTCTTATAACGGCAAGAAGTTCTTCAGGGGCTTCGGCTATCTCTATCTGGGACGGCGAGTGACCTGGCTTCCACTGATAGTTAACTCCAGAAAAATGACGAGAAGGTGCAAGAAGAATGTATCCGTTGTGTTTTACGTCAATGCCGTCTAGTCCAACTTTTTTAAAGTTGGCAATAAATTTTTCATTGGATCTGCATTTGTAAATAAAGTGTCTACCGCGAACTTCTCCAATACCTCGCTCGCCAGCGTAGAGCCCGGTAATAGCTTCTACCGTTGGAGGTAGTTCACCCTTTGCAAGTTCTTCTAGCTTTAGGAATGATGTATCTCCACCGTTTCGCGGATCAACATCAATTACTAAAAATCCAGACTCTCTAGCAAAAACTCCGATATTGTAGTTTGGATTAGCGTCCCACCAGCCGGAAATTTTTTGAGGATCTGTAGTTGCCTCATTGTTCCAGGCTCCAATGGCAGGGTGCTTTCCTGCATCCTTTATTTCTTCATGTACCTTGCCGCAAGTACACTTATCGTCAACAACCCCGTGAACTGGAAGAATCTTCCAACCTTTGCTCGCGTACCATGCGGCACCACTAGCTAGCCTCCCGCCAGCTGCGGAATCGAGTTCTCCCATTACAAACCTCTATGTCATTAAAATGTCTGGCTAGAGCTAAAACACTACCAGTAAAAATAGCTTACACGCTACGATTTAGAACGCAAATCGAAAAAACTTTAATTTTGTTGTCAAATTAGTGACATGCAGGGCGCAAATAAGTGGAAATATATTAGGGTAAACTATTACAGATGCAAAATTAATTGCTCTCAAACCTATAGGAATTTAGTATAGTCTATGACTACAGACATCATTATCACAATCGCCGGTGTGTTTAGCTCTTTAGCTGTAATTATTGCCGCCGTGCTGGCATCCTACAAACTAGCCAAAAAGATAGACGCCGCTATTGGTACTGACGAACGCGGAAGAAGCGTATCAGACAGGCTAGATAGGGTAGAGCACCAGTTGTGGGAAAACGGGGGAAGTTCGCTGGCGGATCGTGTAAATAACATCGAACACTACATTATCAAGGTGTCTACAGAGATAGAGTTTATTAAAAACTTGACCCTAGGCATCCACAACTCCAGCGTCCCCAACTCAGTGCCAAATAACATGGTCCCCTCATCTGAAATGCCTTTATTAAAAAAGCGCGTGTCTCGCCAAAAAAAGGCTAAATAAGCTCAAAGTTGTAGTAGCATAAACCTAAGGTTTAACCCTAGGAGACATTATGCCATTGTCAGACAAACTGTCAGCAGCCTCACAAACTTATAGACAAAGCATAAGCACGTGCAAGCTGATTGCCCTGACCCTTGACATAAGCATTTCCAAAAAAGATAGAGACGCACTCGCTAAGGTTATTGATTTAACTAATTCCGATGAGGGCTACCTACCAAACTCCACGCTAGCATCCCTACTTAAAGAAGAGGGGTATGACGTCAGTACAAGTGCAGTAGATCGCCATAGAGCGCAGAAGTGTTCATGCAAAAGACCGGGAAGTAAATAATGAGCTTAGCTGATAAATTAGAAGAACTACGTAAACCTGGAACGACGGGATCTGACTATAAAAAGTTAGGTGTTCCAGAGGACTGGCGTCCAAGAATGGACATTGACAGCAACAGGGGTGGCTATCTAATTTCTACGCCAAAGGCAGAGGGAACTAGTTTTGATGCCACGGAAGTAATAAAAGAGTTTGGTTTAGACCCAAACGAATGGGTAGTGTCATCTTTACGAAGAGGTAAGTGGCAAAAATTTGACGGAGAATTTTTAGAGTCAATTAGAGTAAATCTACTTCCTTCTAGTGGAACTAAATTAGACTCTCTAGATCTAGAAAAATTAGTAGATGAAATGAAGAAGTGGCGTCCAGAGCGCAGGATAAAAACATCTATCGGAACTGGTGCCTATACAGTAGTACCAAGCGACCAGCAAATAGGTAAAAAAGCAAACGGAGAGGGCACTCCTCAGTCAATAGGTAGGATCCTCCAACTAACAGAATCGGCGGTGCATAGATTTGAAGCATATAAAAAAATGGGTCTTTCTCTTGGAACAATTTGTCTGGCGTTACCGGGCGATCACGTGGAAGGAATTACCAGCCAAAACGGAAGACTCCAAGGACAAGCAGCCTCCGACCTCGGAATAACAGAGCAGGTACGAGTAGCTAGACGTCTACTACTAGCTCAAATAAAAGCACTTGCCCCTCTTGCAGAGCGCATGATTGTTCCAGTTATAAATGGAAACCATGATGAAGCCACTAGGCAGGTTGTTACAGATCCGTCGGATGGTTGGAACGTAGAAATTGCGTCAGCCGTTCAAGATGTTTGCGCAGAAAACCCGGCTCTACAACACATAGAATTTAGATACCCATCTGTAGGTCATCAAACTCTAACAGTAGACGTGAATGGAACGATGCTGGGACTATTTCATGGTCACCAAGCTGGACAGAACAACACTGTCAGGTATATCTCTCAACAGGCTGCAGGACAGACCGCACTTGGGCTAGCAGATGTTTGGATCTCAGGTCACTATCACAACTTTAGATCAATGGATATTGGCACGCGCTTATGGGTCCAGGCCCCAACAACAGACCCAGGCAGCGAGTGGTATCGTGACCGAGCTGGATTTGAATCTAAGCCAGGACTGCTCACCATGTTGCTTGGCGGGGACCTTGAGCCTAGAGAGTTTATTAGCGTTTTAGCTGTTAAATAGTCAGATTAGACGATGTCGACGAGTAAGACTTACATAGTAAAACCTGACTATATAATTATTGGCTCGGATTGGGCTAGACGCGACTACTACGCCCAGATGGGCTTTGATCAAGACTGGTTAGATGAGCGCAATATAGGATTAATATACGTTCCGTACACTGCTGGTATAAGCAGTACTGACCTGAAGACAGGAATAGGTAAAAAATGAAAACCGCGATATACACAATAGCTCTTAACGAAGAACAGTTTGTCAAACGGTGGTACGAAAGTGCAAAAGATGCAGACTACCTACTTATAGCTGACACGGGGAGCACCGACAAAACTGTAGAAATAGCAGAGTCATTAGGTATAAACATCGTTCATATAAAAGTTATGCCTTGGCGTTTTGATGATGCAAGGAACGCAGCTTTAGCTGCTATCCCAGCAGATATCGACATGTGTATTTCTTTAGATATGGATGAGATTGTAACCCCTAATTGGAAAAAGCCGCTAGAAGACCTTTGGGTCCGCGGAATAACTAGACCAAAATACAAGCACATCTGGTCTTGGACGGCAGAAGGTGCTCCTGGCTTAGAGTTTGCATATGATCACATACATGCACGTAAGGGCTATAGGTGGACACACCCTGTACATGAAACGCTTACTCCGTATGGGATACAAGAAGTGCAAGAGTTTACAGCTGGCATAGAGACCCACCACCACCCCGACCCAACAAAAAGCCGAGCTCAGTATCTGCCACTGCTAGAGATGTCAGTTAAAGAAGACCCACACAGCGATAGAAACGCTTTTTACTACGCAAGAGAGTTATATTTTCACAATCAGTACGAGAAGGCTAAAGTAGAGTTTAAACGTCACTTAGATATGCCTACGGCAACCTGGGCACCAGAGCGAGCAGCTTCTATGAGATACTTAGCTAAGGTTGATTTAGAAAACGCTGTACAATGGCTATTGATGGCCATAAAACAGGCTCCGGGTCGCCGTGAGGCACTTGTAGAGCTTGCTACACACTATTACGGTAAAGAAGACTGGAAACCATGCTACGAGTATTCTGTAGCCGCTATAGCCGTAGCAGATAAGCCACTGGACTACCTTTGCGAGGAGTTTGCTTGGGGCGCAACACCCTGGGATTTAGCTGCGCTAGCCGCCTATAATCTTGGAAAACTAAAAGAATCAATAGATTATGGATCTAGGGCTGCATCTGAAGATCCTACAAATAAAAGACTAATCTCTAATCTAATTTATTATCGCGCTGCTGTTGCTTCTTAGTTTTTAGTGCAAAATATGCATCAACAGCATTGGCACTAGTCCTACTTTGCCAAGTAAACTTACATTTTGTGCATGTCACTATACGCATTGTTGACCAGCGCCCACCATCAGGTCTATCTATAGTAGAGGTCTCTAAGTGCGAAGTTTTTGACTTGCAACCCGGGCATAAAGGAAAGCGCTTATGACGCATTTCCTGGCCATCCCAATTAACCGAAAGAGTTCTCCTAATTTCTTTATAGTCTAAGCCCCCCCAAATACCCCACAGTTGTTTCTCATTTAGAGCCCACTGAGCACACTCTTTTTTAACAGGGCACCCACCGCAAAGTTTTTTTGCTTGATACTGCTGAGCGGGTTTATTTGCAAAAAAGTTGTCAATAAATTCAGCGTTTTTTGGCTTAGCGCATTCGGCCTCTTCGTGCCAACTCTGAGGGTCAAACAAGATCTGGAACCTCTACAAAAGTAATTGGGACCAATTCAAGTACTTCAGCGCCAGAATCAGTCACGCCGATCTCATTGCAAACTTCTTGATATATTTCATCATTAGCTAAACCAGCCCAAACACAAGAAGCGCGACCCCGATCTATGGAGTTGTAAGCTTCAAATAGCGAATAGACAATACCGTCTCTTTGTATGGAAGATGCCAAAGCTTTTCTAACAAGCTCATGCTCTATATCTACGTGCCCTTCGGTGTAGTAGACTATTGAAGAGTTTAGCTCGGGGGTATAACCCAGGCCGTCCCAAAGAGACCAGAGGGACTCTCCAATTCGCGAATCTTTCATAGTATTATTCTAAACGCAAGTTGGCAGAGCCCTACCGTACATTACACTTTATGTTGGACGTAGTACGCTTTGCTTCAATGTGCCGTATACGGTTACTTCATACATATCAGTAGCCTCAGACCAGTTAGGTTTTTTGTCGTCACCAGTGTTAATTGTTTTAACCTTAAGCTCTACTTCTGCCCGGTCCAAAACTTCTGATGGGTTACAGCCAATAAATGCTGCCATATGAGAATAGGCTTTCTGCGCGGCTTCAGTTAAATTAGGTGAAAGAATTTTAAGTTCAAAACTAGCTCTCATTAGATGGCTTAGCCTTTCTTAGTCGTTTTTGTAGCTTATACGGTGAGTAATGAACGCCCTTAAGCGGTGGAGTCTTGCCATCAGTGTCACTAAAGATTACGTCACCGTATCTAACACCAACTACAGTTCCGCGACGCCCGTTGTGTATTGTTCCGAGTTTTTCCTGGAAAGCATCATTTTTAACAATGACAACATCACCAACTGTTATATTTCCGGGCTGTAGATCTACCCAGTAATAATCATCGTCAGCTTCGTCTTCTACTAGTGGCTCTCCCATAACTAGTTTCGGAAAAATTTCCAACACTTCTTTTAGTATTGCAGGTGATAACGACGGGATCTCTTCCCAAGTGCTTAATAGTTTAAGGATTGCTTTTCCAGACCCTACTTTAACTTTTTTTGCTTCCAGCTGGGCCTTCACCCAATCATGATTTAATTCTGGCATTTAAATCCTTTCTAAACTTAATTCTAGTATAGCCTCTTTAAGATCAATAATTAGCTGATTTTTTGGTTTTATGGCGCTAAGATATGAGTCTAGTTGTCTTTTAGCTACCAAGGTCCTATCGGCAGGTGACATCTCTTCAAATTGGTAAGCTAAATAGGACCAAGAAGAATCGAAAACCTTAATGGTCGTCCAGTCTGTAATGATGGGGGTGTTTGCATTAAGAGCCTGTATATAGCGATACGACCACCAAGTCCCGAGGTTCCTATCCTGAGGTGGCATCAATAAACCTAAAGAGTCTCTTATTGTTTTTAGGGATTTTTCGTCGTGAACTACCGTTTCCACCAACGGGTGAGAAATAAATGGATCAACTTTTTTTAGCCACTTTTGGTCACTAGGTGCTACAGACCAATAAGGAGCTTTGTTTGTTGCGTCTAAGGGCTCAGGATTTAGTAGCATAGAGTCAAGATTTAGTCCAACAAGTCTTTTTTCTAAACTAAAGCCTAAAGATCTTGCGGCAACAGACGGTTCGGTCCAGGGCAAAGCAGGATAGTATGTTATAGGCCAGATGCTTGAATCAAACTTTGTAGCTGCTGCCTCAATTTGCGAGTAGTTTGCGGGATCTTTTGCATAAGAATATTCTGCCCTCTTTGAGTAAAAACTGTCAAACAACTTAGAGACATCCTTTTTAATGTGATTTATGCTGTTTTTGTATTGCCATATTTGTTGGCCATCGGCTACAAGCCTAAGTCTAGGTGAGTCAAACATCAAACCAAGAACATGCATAGCGCCATAAATTTTATTTGCACTTAACGCTGTAGGGGGTATAAAACCTAAAAATATAAAATCAAACTGATCGAGCTGAGACTTAGTCCAAGAAACCCTAGGAGTCGCCCAAGTAACTTCGGCAAACTCTCCTACAGCTTTTGCAAGGGTGCCAAAAAAGCTTACATTGTCTCGTGGGTGACAGTGGGACGAAGCCATGCCTGTAAATAAAACTTTCATAGTAATCCTTAGCTAGCAAAAGCGGGGCACCGTTAGATGCCCCGCCTAGCTATATAGTTAAAACGGCTCTTCAGCAGTTAATGGTGTTGATGGTGATGGCGAGGCTGGAGCGGGTGCTGGAGCCGGTGGTGGTGGTGGAACCGACGCGGACGTAGCTGCAAATGGCGTGGCCACTGCGTCTACTGGTGCAGGGTAGTAACGCTTGATTTCGTTACTTTCTGTCCCATTGTAGGTACGCTTTCCCAAAGTTGCACGGAAAGTTCTACCATTCAGCGCCTCCTCGATCTGAGGGTTAGTTGGGTTAGACTCCCAGAAGGTTCTTCCAAGTCCCATTGAACTAGCCTTCATAAAGAACATGTTCATTGCCTTCGGGTTATCTGTGGTTACAACAAGTTGATCCCAGACCTTACGCTTAGCATATGGACCACCCTGAACTTCGTTTGTAATTTTAAACATAACCTTTCCAGTCTTGGTCATAGTTGCTTCGGCCTGTACGACCTTTAGCTCGTAGCCACCATCTGGTAGTGGTTCGTAGTTAGTGTTAGCTGCAGAATCTCCAGCCTGCGCGATCATTTCTGACCATTGAATTGTACTCATATACTTCCTTAACTAGTTTTCTTACTTGTTGTTTCAGTCTTCGCTCCGAAGACCGTGTCTAGCATGCGTTCTACGCCGAGGTCGCCCTGCTCTACTATTTTTCCTAGACGCCCCTGGACGCGCTCTCCAGCTTCATACTCTGGTGTTCGCTCAACATACATGCGACGCACCTGATATGGTGGCTGAAGTGGGTCTGGGTTCGGCATAGTTTCTACCGTGATTGCTCCTAGGATGTCATAAAAATATGGAGCCTGAATTGCTAGCTGACCCTGTAGGTAAGGACGGTATACGCCATCCTGACCCTTACGAGCCATGGCAGTCAGTACTACAGCCTCAAGAGCCTGAGTAGGGTGCATTGTTAGGTCACGAAGGTCACGAAGTAGTGCACCCATGTGGCGAAGTAGCTCGCCCCACTGTTGCATTTTCATTTGTTCGGTACCTGCAATGTTGTCCATGCACTTGACCTGCAACTCAGAGATAGAGTCGATGATCAAAGACTTGAATTGATGTTTACCTGACTGAAGCCACTGGAAGGCTTTAATAACTACATCGTATTCACGAACCTGGACCACAACGGTGTCCCATGTTCCATCCGCCTGTGGTGGCTCTTCAGTCATAGGATCCCAATACTTAATGTTGATTGGTAGAAAGCGGTGGCCTCCCTCAACGTCAAGCATTAGGCGTGGGTATGGAGCTGTTACAGCAAAGCTGGACTTGCCAACTTTTGATTCGCCATAAACCATAATTGTTAAACTGCGATCGACTGCGTTAGCCATTACTCACTTCCTTTCTGTTTCACTTGTTTGATAATAACCGTACGGGTCGGCGACCGCGAACGCATCGCTAAGTGCTGCCTCTGCGGCAGAGCCGTCATCAAAGAGCGGGCACGTAGCGAAGAATTGACACTTCCACTTGCAGTCCTTAGTTGGAGTAGGGTATGCATTTTTATAGTGACTCCCTCCAGCATCCAACGCGTCACGGACGCGAAGCATGTCTTCAAGAGTGCCTTCCAGCTGTTCTAGAAAAGCGCGAAGTGTAAACCTATTGTGACGAACTTCAATTTGGTCATAAAACGGTGGCTTAGCATAAGCACCGCGTTTAACCTTACGAAGCATTGTAAAGATGGCACCATCAGTCCTGTTACCATCCTCTTCACTCTGAACTTCATCCAAAAGCATGTAAGTTTTGACCTGCTCATTCATGTGAGCCATGGCACCAAAGTCAGAGAACGATCCTCCAACTGTTTTAAAGTCACGAATCATACGAGCACCGTCAATCTTACGACGGACGCGCATATCAATTTTTCCTTGAAGAATAACTTTGCCATCCATCATTGGACGCTCAAGGATTTCTTCTGTAGATATCATTTCAAGTTCAGCGTCAATGCCTTCCATTTCCACCCACTCTAAGTAGCCTTCGAGCATCACGCGGCCGAGCTCGGCTTCTGTCTCTAAGCTACTTGTATCGCGGTAGGCATCAGTTAGCTTTTTAAGGTCCTTTTTTACTAGGTCTGAGTGAGCGTCTAGTAGTGGTTGACCAGTCGAGTAGTATCGGTCTAGTGCTTCGTGAATACGAGAGCCAAGTGCTAAAGCTCCCGTAAAGTCCTGCATCTTAGGCTTTAGACGACGGTAGTAGGTTAACCACCAACGCCTGCGGCAATCTTTAAATGTTTGAATCTCCGAGTTAGAAATTTTAATTGGTGCTGTTGTTTCTGTCATTATTTAGGTACTCCGTTCTTTAACATATCGAGTAGCTTTGCTCTGTCTTTGACTAGCTCATCGAAGTTGTCAGACTTTACATCCAAAGCTTCTATAACTCTTTCTTCTATGGTTCCTTCTGTAACATAATCGGTAATGATAATTGAATCGTGAATCTCTGATCCAATCCGGTGGACTCTATCAAGAGCCTGCCGGTAGTCAACAAGTGACCATGGTCTCTGAAGCATAACAAGTCTTCTTGCCGCTGTCAAGGTGACCCCAACACCACCAGCCTGAGCAGTAAAAAGAATCCACTTAGTTTTACCAGCCTGAAAGTCGTCAATTGCTTTCTGACGTTCGTCTCCCCCCTGAGCCCCAGTTATTAGCCCGTGAGCGATTCCTTCTTTTTGTAGTCTGGCACTTAGTAGCTCAATAAGTTGTCTAGACACCGCACACACAGCTACAGAGTCATCACCAAAGTCGCCGTTTTTCAAGTCGTCCATAAGAGCGTCAACTTTACAGGATGGGTCTGACAAAAGTACTTTTTCTTTACCTGCATCTGTTACTTCAATCTGAGCGTAGGCGCTAGCAAACTGCAAAAGCCTTAGAGTTTGAGTAAGCGGGTTTGGTGCAACCACGGCATCGCCAGTAAGGCCAGAGTCTTCGTCAGCGTTTAACATCGCAATCATGTTTTCAAGCATCTGCTTATAAGCCTTAAGCTGCTTTGCCCCCATCTCAACGTCGCGACGCTCAACCATAACTTTAGGTAGCCAAGGCAAAACTCTAGCTTTCAGCATTCTACGCATTCTAGGATTGATTCCAGCATAAAACTCATCGGTCATTGATGGCTTTAGCCCAAGAACCATCATCCCGCCAAATGCGTTCATCATCGTATTCACATAGCGGTCAATCCACTTAGTCTTTGATGGCCACTCTTTAGGGTCTAACCAGTGAAGGATGGGCCACAAGTCGACAACATTGTTTGCAATCGGAGTTCCGGTAAGCGCGTATCTAATATCAGCATTGCCAGTTGCAGCCCAAAGCGCGCGAGTCTGCTTAGACTTAGGGTCTTTAGAGCGGTGAATCTCATCAGCAATCACTGCTTTAAAATCTATTAAATTAAGATCTCTCATATGTACTTCACAGCGTGTTGCAGTGACTCTAGAATCGTGGCCACCACACTCTTCGCATCTAGCTAGGGCTATAGAACCATAAGACAGCAACTTAGAGTGAGTTCTCAAAGATTCCCAATTAATTACGTAGACGTCCGCCTCCTCCTCAAAAGCTTTTTTCCGCTGAGCAGCACTTCCCTTAACCACGGAAACATTAACTCCCGGCCACCACTTATCAAACTCCCGCTCCCAGTTGCTTTTGAGTGTGTTAGGGCATACAACTAAGGCAGGAAAAACTTTATCGCCTGCATCAAACATCTTTTTTAGAGCTCGGATAGCCTGAGCAGTCTTACCGAGTCCAGGCTCGTCGGCCAGCAAAGCACGTCGAGATTTAACCAGGAAATCTACTCCAGCCCTCTGATGTGGAAAAAGATCTACATCACCAGAGTCTTGCTCTTCTATATCTCTAAGAGAGTTGCTGGGGTCTATTCTAGAATTTCTTTCATTTTTTGCCCACTGTGTAAGTCGAGGACCTACCTCTAGCTCGGTCTTAAATGTAGACCTCAGTGCTAAACAACCAGTCCATGACACCGGTATGCGCCAGACTTGATCTTTTGCACTCCAAGCAGAGCCAGGTAGGGCTCTACAAACTTCTTTAAGTCTCCACTCAGCATTTATTTGAATGCTAGTTGCTGACTCATCAAGCTCAACATAAACAGGCACTTGGCCTCCATCTCGTCATTTTGTATTTGTATATTATCAGAAAAAAAGTTTTATGTGTTTATTTTTTGATAATACCTATCTTTCAAGTAACTTTACTGGTTTCCAGCCAGTTTTTACAAGTCTTAGTAGGGCGTGTCGGATCGCATCTAGCGCGTGACCCTCTCCACCTCGGTGCCAGTACTCCAAAAACTTTAGTGCTTTATTTGGAAAAAGTGCCTTTGCATCCGCTGGCGCTTGAAATATCAAATCTTCCGCCTTCCTTCCAGAGTCCAATAAGCACTGCTTAAGAATTCCTATCTGCTCTAGACTATAGGGCGATTGAGAATTGCGCAAGGTCTGAGCGTTAATTGTAAATCTTTCGCAGACGACATCTAGATTTTCAGATATCTCGGGGTTGCTTAAAACGGCTCGTATAGGCTCTGCATATTCATCCTGTTGGAACTCCCCAGACCACTCTAAAACGGGCTCCTGGCCCGTCTGGAGGCTAAATAGGGCCATTCCAGTGGCTTTTCCAGGGTCTACAGATAGTACGTACTTCTTCATCGTTTTGCTTGCCTTTCTAGGTAGCATTTGGGGCAATAACTACCCAAAAACCTGATCTTATGCTTTCTGCAAGGATAGCCAATATTACGTTTTTTACGCATATTTTGAGCCCCAATTTTCTAGGGGGCCATCGACATCAGCGGTGAGCGGCACCGACCACGGCTCCCCGGAAGTTGTCATACAAGATCTTACAATTCTTTTTATCTCCTCTGCATCTTCTCTCGGAGCATTTAAAACAATTTCATCATGCACGGGGACAATTAAATACTCAGTTAAATCTGCCTGATCTAATTTAATTAGGTTAGATTTAAAAACTTCAGCCGCTCCACCCTGAACTAAGTAGTTGACTAGAGTATACACACGATCGTCATCACAAGGGATTCTTCTGCCAGTCCAAGTTGTTATATATCCCTGTCCCTCTTCTTGAAGTCTACGCATACCACGATCTTCTACATTACGTTGGAACTTCTGCATTCCGGGGAATCTCTTATCAAAAGCATTAGATACAGATCGCATCTGCTCTTCGGGTACACCAGCGGTAAGAGCCTGTTTTGCAACACCGGCACCATATAGACGTCCATACACAACGCCTTTAATTAGAGCGCGACGTTTGTCTGATTTTTGCATATCCGGATCCTGATAAATTTCTCTACCAATTTCCGTAAATGGGTCAGAGCCAGTTGCATCCGCTAAATTAAATAATTGAATTAGGTTTAGATCGTCTGACAAAGACGCAAACATTCTAAACTCTACCTGATCGAGGTCTGAGGTTACAATTACGTGGTTATCGTCTTTAGGTAAAAATGCTTTTCTTACGGTGTCATCCCCCTTGGGGAGTGTTTGGAGGGCAGGATTTTGAATAGACATACGCCCTGTTCTAGCGCCCATAGTTTTTACTGACGGGTGAACAAAGCCATCTACATTGTCGTTTAAGAAGTTTAAGAAGTAGGTGCTAGCAAGTTTTCCAGCTTTTCTATATTTAAGAGCAGTCTCGGCAAGCTGCTTTACTTCTGGAGTTCCGTTAATTACCAAAAACTTTAATTGATCTGCTGAAGCTGATTTTTGATTAGTTTCCGTGCGCTCTGTAATCTCGGCACCCATTGATTCAAACTGCTTGACTAATTGTTGGTTACTGCCGATTGATAGCCCACTATAGGTTGATTTAGCCCAAGACTTGACTTGATCCGTGTAACTTAAAAGTTCATCATATTTTTTCTTGGAGTAGTCTAAATCCACCCTAGCCCCGTTTAACTCCATTCGAGTTACTATTCGACGTGTATTCATTTCTAGTTCGTAGGGTAGGTAGTATGCTCCACCGTGACTAAACTTAGGCCAAAATTTTTCCCAAAGACGCATTGTCAAAACAGGATCTAGAGCGCCGTAGGACCAGTAAGGCTGAAACTGCATTGGCACCGATCCCCAAGTCCACCCGTTATCCATAAGTCCATCATCTAAAACTTTTTGGAGGTTTGCGGCTTGAGGGTCTATGTATTTTTCAGTGAGCTTCTTCAAAGCTCCAGAACCGAGAGGGTCTAAAAGCTGGGCCATAATCATCGTGTCGTGAACTCTGTGCCAAGGCATCTTCCACTCTGACTGTATGTCAAACCAACGGGCCTCAAAAGCTACGTTGTGACAAACAAGAGGGCCATCTACTCGTTCCATACCCTCGTAAAAAACGCCCTTCCACTCGTCCCAGGGGATAGACCAGCCGGTCATAGCGTCACCAACTTGAACCATTCTTAATCGGCCATGCCAAGGTGAGAGTGCGTGAGATTTAGGCATCCCCGGGAGCTCACCGGTCTCGGTGTCGATTGCAAGAGCGTTATGTGGTCGACGTTCTCCAAGCCAAGACAAAAATTTTTGAGCCTCTTCAACGCTATCAACTAGGTTTAAGTTGACCCCTTGGAGTCCTGATGTCATTTTTGTCGTTTCGTTCGGTAGTTGTTTGCCCCTAAGGGATTATTTCATAATTGTATACGTTTGCGATGTCAGAGTCAAGTTTAGCTGCAGCCTCCAGTAAGCGTTGGGCAACAGAAGTCAGGTATTTTGTGCCGTAGTCGTCAAATTTATATAGTGCGCCTAGAGCAGCTTCGGGCTTTTCAAAAACTTGTGCCCAGTAACGATGCTTTTCGGGAAATATCAGGGCCAAGCTTTCGTCTGGGTCGCAATCGTAGCAAGGAGTTGCATTCTCTGCCAAATCGGTACTTGGAGACTCTTGTAGACCATATCTGCTAACTAAAGAACAAGCTGCTCCGTGAAAAACTAGAGACACACCAACCCTGGAAAGAATGTAGGAGCCACTTTCGGTTCTGTACAGTTCAAACTCAATCCATCGGGTAGAGGTTTTACCTTCTGATGTAGATTTAGCGAGCAAGACGCCATTAAACTGCAGCGTTCTATCCCTGTCTCTCACTGATAGCATAGTACTACTCAGATTCACTTTCTTGTTCGTCCAACCTAAGAGGTATAGCGCCCTCTATATAGGACGCGGCTCCGGTTAACGCTCGAAGCTTGCTAGCTACTTCAGGAGTAGAAGTGTCTATATCACCGATGGATAAAAGTAGCTCAGAAACATAGGATCTAAACTCTGATACATAAGCGGCCACCGTTTCTCGAGGGGCTTCGGAAAAGTCTACTAAAGTTCTTAAAAGTTCTTCTTCTCCACTTAAATAGATTTTGTACATTTTAGGGTAGTCTAATATATTATTTACATCTCTATAGATTGTATAGAGAATAGTAGTTGTCATTATAAATTTCTCTCTCTTTCTAGTGTTTCTATTCTAGCTTTTAGTTCTTTTATAGAGTTAATTAAGATTGGAATAAACTTTGTATATTCAATTCCTAGTACCGGTCCAGACTCCCCTTCTGGCAGTCTTCTGAGGTTATGCTCGTTAGAGTCTTCATAAACTAGGTTTGTGTCTGTAGCAACGTTTAGACTCCTTAAAGTTTCTTTTAGTTCCTGAGCTATTAGTCCATACTCTACAAGTTCGGGTTCATCTTTATATATAAATTGTTTTGGATTAATGTTATCTAGAAACTCTACGCCTAAAGTTAGAGGTGCTATTTTATCTTTAAGCCTAGCATCGGAAGTTCCTGGGACTAGATATCCTGTAGACCCAACTCTTACAGGTCTTTCACCAGTGCCACTCAAATTATTCCTAGTAAGAGATCCTCTAGACGTACCCGTTCCGTTAAAAGACTGAACAACGTTAAATGTGTTTGAAGCTCCGCCGCCCATAGCGTC